ACCGCTGAAATTCTCCTTAAAGCGCTTCATTGTATTACGAGCCTCTTCAGGTGTTGGGATACCTTTAAAGAGTTGTAATAAGGTCTGTGCGCTAAATCCACTCTTAATAGAGTTTAAATGAAAGTTTGCTATCTCAGTGTCTATTTCAATGTACTTTAAGGCGCTTTGATAAGGTGCAGTTGGATACTCACCGCAACCTGCCTTGTACATCTTGAAAAAATACAACTGCTTTGCTTCCCTTGTTGTTGGGTTGTAAGGATAGTAGATAATCGGTTCAACTCTTCTATTACTCCAATCGTCTGAATACAAATAGTTACCATCCAAGCCAATGCGGACATTTTGAAACGGCAAGTGATAAATTTCCGCTATTGATGTTTTCGCTTTGTTCCAAATCACCTCTAATGCGAAGCCGTCAAATAACTCAACGTCTTGCGCTATCTTGTTTTTAACCTCATCAAAACTTTCGTAGGCATTGATGTTGTTAAGGTAGTCATTCGCTTTGGCTACGTCTTGCGTGTTCGCTCCGATTATTTCTGTTTTATCACCTGCTAAAAAAGCCGCCTTTTGAGTGACTATCGCTCCGTGTTTAGGTGATGAATTGTAGAAATCAATTAGCATTTGTGGATAAGCGTTGTCCTCACCATAGGTAAGGTATCCCTTTGCTTTGTTTTCTTTGAAAATCGGAATCTTAGACTCCGCAAAATTTATGCGTAAAAAGTTACTTTCCATCTTTTGCTATTAATAATACCAAAGCACCGCTGACAAAAGCAGTAAACTCTGGTAGTGTTATTTTCTCAAACCATATAAATCCAAATCCCACCGATAAAACTACAATGCCTAACAAAGTAGTTTTCCAATTATCAAATATCCTCTGTTTAATTTCTTTCATTGCGTATCTTTTTAATGTAGTACATCAACCCAACCAATCCCGTAACGATGGCAATTAAGCCACCTATCATGCTAATGATGGGATTCCAAAGAGTAGATATAGCCGAAAGCCAACTAACAAAAGATGTTGTTGCTAATGCGTGTGCGGTGTGATCAGTTAGTTTCATCTGGTTGCGTTACTTCAAATTCGGTGGGTTCGCCTAAAATAGGTATCAAAGATTCATCGTATGTAATGTACCAAAAGCCGTCAAGTTCAGCGTAGTTGTAATCAACCCAATGTTGAGTTACATCGGTAGGGCTTTTAGGGATGCCATAGTAAGCGTCACACGCATCACGAGCGTTAACTGCGTATTGTTCGTTGGTGTATCGGTAGCCCTTAATAGATTCCATAGTAAGTGTTTATGTTAGTATTTATTGCTGTTATATTTGAACTTTGATTTGTATTATAGGCAATAAATTCACTTATACTACCAGTTAAGAAATCTGCTATTACATTGTTATAATATCCTGCCATCAATGTAAATCTTCCTGAATTCGTCCCCCCCACAGGTATTAAACTATTTATTGTAGTATCACTACCAACTTGTGAATTATTAATATATACTTGAATATTTGTATTGTCACGTGAACCACTCATTAAATTCATAGTATTATTATTTACTGCTGTTGATCCTTTTGCAATAAAATCATCAGCCGAAATTGTATCAATAGTTGTGGCTCTTGCAAATGCTGGTATTCTTGTTGGTGTAACATATTGAAAATAAATACTTCCAACAGTTACTGCATCACTTGTATCTGCTCCAAAAATTGTTTTAAATGTTGTTGTAATATTGGGTTTATTCACGACTGTTATAAACAATGGGTCTATGGATGAATTTGATAATAATACATCATTACTTCCATCAAATTGCAAAGTAGGCTTGCCATTATCTAATAAAACATTACCACTACTAACTATTTGTGGTTGACTTGCTGCCGTTGTTTGTATAGCATTGTTATTATTACCTGATTGGTCATACCAAGTTGTAACAAATCCATTACCACTTCCGCAAAATAAAGTTAATTCACTTATATCCAAATCCCCTGATATTGTAAAACCAATATTTCGCTCAGTATTATCACTTGACCTACGTACGCGAATTGCACTACCTGTATATGCAGTTCTTAATTGTCTTAATGAATACGCTACTGCTGCATTTTGATAAACATCTAAAATATATTCTATATTCATACTTCCAATAATTCCCAAATTAGAAGGAATTTTCCCCTGAAAAAGGTTATCACCAAATCCGCGAAATTGTCCAAAATCTGCCATTAATAATCTCCTTTAATTGCAAATACGTTGACACCATTAGCAATGGCAACTGTAGTGCCTACCAAAACCTTTTGACCGCTTTTTAATTGCAGATCAGAATAAGCAGTCACATTTCTTTGTGATGTTACCGTAGTAGATGGTGTGATTGCCGCAAGTGTTATCTCATCAAACAATTTAGGATTTGCTCCAGCAGTATCGGTAATAAAAATCAATACTAACACCGAAGCGTTAGTACCAGCCACCTTTGCTCCTATCTGAGTGATTTTAGTACCATCAGTACCAGCGGTTAATAACTCTACCAAGTTAGTAGTAGTCGCCCCAGTTCTATCTGTTGTCGCTGCCGTTACCGTTACAATTTTAGTTTCGGGAACGAGTGCGAATATCGGTTGTGTATTTGCTGCCATAATTAATAGTTATAAAATAAATATAAGTTGCCACCCGTTGAAGGTGGTATAGGTAAATTTGTTAACTGACTTCCATCCACTGCAGGAAGTTTAGCACTTGCATCTAACTGTACTAATTTATTTGCTGCATTAAATGTATTGCCTTGAGTGGTGACATTTACCGAAAGTCTTGCATCATCTAAAGTTCCGCTTGATATATTGGATGCGTTTGTAGTATCTACGTTTGCCACATTTCCCAAGCCCACTTGTGATTTTGTTGTAGCGTGTGGGTTATTGGTATCTGAAATATGAGCAGATACAACGCTACTATCTGCCTTTGAATTTAATGAGGTTTGTGTAGCCGTGCTTATCGGTTTGTTTGCATCGGAAGTATTATCGACATTGCCTAACCCTATTTGCGATTTACTTATGGGTAAATTAGACACTTGTACTTTTTTAGTATCTCCACCGCTTACAATAGGTAAAACATCGCTGTTTAAAGGCGTTATTACTTCGGTTAATTGTGATATTTTTTTGTTAGGCATATACTAAAAAATCTCCGCTTTCTGTGATTAAAAATTCAATGTCTTCTGTGAGCAAATATCTAAGGTCATCGGGTGCGATAAATTCCTGCAAATGTGGTTTATAAGACTTTTGGCTTTCATCAATTTCAATGATCTTATTGCTTTGCCCAAACGTGTATGTCTTTTCGCTTTCAGATACATCGTGAATTTTATTCATTTGGCGTATAGTAAACAGTTGGGCTTTCTAAATTATTCACCTTCAAAATCCCTTGTTCTACCAATTCATTCGCTAAGTCAGGATTCAAATTTGTAGTGGAAATCTGAGCAAATACTCTATACAAAAATTCTCCCGTGTCCACGTCAAAAGTGCTGCCTTCCGTTACGCTGAATTTATTATAACGCTCTTTGTAATTTGACACATCCGCTACAATAAAATTGGTAGTGGTATTTGTTAATCTATGAGTGATGCTGAACAAATATGTAGGATTTGCTATTGTCGTTTTTTCAGTCAACGTCAAAAACCAATACTTTGTTTCTCCTTTAATTATAGTAAGCATCTATCTATATATAACTTTTGTCTAAAATTGGCAAATAAAAAAGGGGAAGCATTACGCCTCCCCCCTAAACAAGAAACTATGAAAATCAGATACCTAAAGAGGTCACAACAGAGTTTTGCAATTTGTAAGGTGCTTCGGTTTCAATCGCACTCAAAGTGAAATTGTAGCCGTTTAAGTCACCCATTGCAGTACCAGTTTCGCCAGTCAAAGCAGTGATGTCACATCCGTATTCACGCCCTACCAAATAGTAGTTACCGTTGTTATCTTTCACGATAGCAAACACTCTGCTCTGTGAAAGCAACTTCAATTCATTGCGCTTTGCAGTTGACAATTTACGCAATCTACCTACTACATCAGTTTGGTTGAACACTGTGCCGTTTTCAGCACTTACGTTGGTAGTGATGGTCATGTTACCCACTCCCTTAGGAAGTTCGTAAGTGAACACAGAACCACTTGCAACAGACGTGGCAGTAACTTCGCCACTTGCAACTGTGAATCCAGTAGCCGCCCAATCTATCAAGTGAATAGATTTAATACCTCCAACTGAATCTTTACAGTCTAAAGCGAAACCTTGAGTTAAATTAATAGTGCAACTCATGGTTTAATTACAATTTAAATTGAACGATTTGATCAGCGAATGCAAACTGAACACCATACTTCATGGTAGCACGGAAACGCACTTCGTCGTTATCTTGGCTATACCAGAAGCGATACTCTTCTTCTTCGTTTGCAAGGTCAGTACCTACAAATAAGTTAGACAAACGAGCCAAGAACATTCTGTTAGTGCCGTTTAATCCACCTACTGCAATCATTTTTACATTGGTTGCAGGAATGGTCAACTCCATACCTTCAGCAGCAACTGCGTAATGGAATAAGTTGCTATCTCTCAAAGCAGTTGTGTACTTCTTGAAAGTGTCA